GTAATCTACGGGCTGGATGACGGTGACGACTGGAACGAGGAGGCGAACTGGTACAAGGCCAATCCCTCGCTTGGCTATACCATTAAGGTTGACCGCGTCCGTGACGCCTATCGCGAGGCGCTCCAAAATCCCGCAGAGGAGAATGTGTTTCGTCAGCTACGCCTGGATCAGTGGGTCGGCAGTTCCGTCGCATGGATCCCGGAGCACATCTATGACAGGGGTGCAAGAGAAATTGATATGGTCTCCCTCCGGGACCGTGACTGTTACTGTGGCCTGGACTTGTCCAGCACAAGCGACATCACGGCTTTTGTCATGGTGTTTCCGCCCAGGGACGCAGCAGAGGACTACATTGTACTTCCGCATTTCTGGCTGCCGAGGGAAACACTGAATTTGCGTGTCCGACGTGACCATGTGCCCTACGACGTCTGGGAGAAGCAAGGCCTGTTCCATGTTACCGAGGGTAACGTGGTGGACTACAACTTCGTGAGAAAGACCATCAATGAGTTGGGGCAGCAGTTCCACCTCCTTGAGATCGGCGTGGACCGGTGGAACGCCACACAGCTGATAACAGACCTCGAAGGAGACGGCTTCACCATGGTGCCCATCGGTATGGGATTCAAGGATATGAGTCCCGGCATGAAGGAGTTGTACAAGCTGCTGCTGGAAGGCAAGGTCAATCATGGTGGCAATCCTGTGCTTCGCTGGATGGCCGGAAACGTGGTCGCGGAGGTCGATGCTGCCGAGAACATCAAGCCAAGTAAGAAGAAGTCCACGGAAAAGATAGACGGCATCGTCGCGCTCATCATGGCCATTGACCGCGCTGTGCGTCATGCGCAGAGCGGCAGTGTATATGACCGAGACGATTATGAATTGCAGGTGTTTTAAGGAGGAATGCCATTGACCATCTTTGAAAAGCTAGGCCTGGCAAAGCCCAGGGATGTCCCCAAACTGCCGGATATCCAGGATAATGTCCGTGACTCCGGCACGATATTCAGCTTCGGCAGAGCTGACAGCGGGGAACAGGTGGACGAGAGGTCCGCGATGCAGATCGCTACGGTATACGCCTGTGTACGGCTGCTGGCAGAATCTGTAGCGCAGTTGCCGCTGCATCTCTACAGGTATACCGACAGCGGAACGGGCAAGGAGATGGCGGCGGATCATCCCGCCTATCCAATCCTGCACCGCCAGCCCAACCCGGAGATGAGCAGTTTCACGTGGCGGGAGACCATGATGGTGCATCTGCTTTTGTACGGCAATTCCTACAATCAGCTCATTCGGGATGGCAGAAACAGTATCGTAAGCATCTATCCACTGCTTCCTGAGAATGTCGAAGTGGACCGTGATGAACATGGCGAGATTTACTATATCTATCACGCTTACACGGATGAGACCCCTGGTGAAAAGAATAAGGACATCATTTTCCACAGGGAAGAGGTGCTCCATGTGCCCGGCCTGGGGTTCAACGGACTGGTTGGCTTCTCCCCGATTGCCATGATGAAGAACAGTCTGGGTACGACAATTGCAGTGGAGAAATACGGCAGCGCCTTCTTCAAAAATGGTGCGCAGCCAAGCGGCGTGTTGGAGCACCCTGGCGTACTGAAGAATCCGGAGAAGATTCGGCAGAACTGGTCGGACGTGTACGGTGGCGCGAATAACGCCCACAAGGTCGCTGTGCTCGAAGAGGGGATGTCATATAAGGCTATCAGCCTGCCGCCCGAAGACAGCCAGTTTCTCTCAACCCGGCAGTTCGGGGTGGAGGAGATCTGCAGGATATTCCGTGTTCCACCTCATATGGTTCAGGATCTCCAACGCGCCACCTTCAACAACATCGAGCACATGTCCATAGAATTCGTGATGCACACCCTTATGCCGTGGCTGATCCGCATTGAACAGGCCATTATCAAGGATGTGCTGATCGATGAGGAAAAGGATGAGTTCTTTCCCAAGTTCAATGTGGATGGACTGATGCGCGGCGACTATAAGAGCCGTATGGAGGGCTATGCGGTGGCCATCACCAACGGCATCATGTCAGTCAACGATGTGCGCAAGCTGGAAAACCTGGACCCGCTGGATGAGGCTGAGGGTGGGGATCTTCATCTTATCAATGGTTCATATACGAGGCTTTCAGAAGCCGGAAAGGCTTACGGCGCCAACGCTGTGGCGACCACGGAGAAAGCAGCGGCTCAGCATGAAGAGGCAGATGAGCAGGAGACTGATTCTGAGGGCGGCGTCGGTGGAGATGAAAGTGACAGCAGGGAACAATCCCGTGAAGCGCCAGGTCATGCGCGCCGACGCGCTGAACGCCGTGCGTTACGACAGAACACACAGCCCAGACGGGCTGGAAACGGAGGAAAACACGAGTGAGGAAGTTTTGGAATTGGATCCGGGATGACGGCGGCGGCCGTGTGCTCCGGCTGGAAGGGCCCATTGATGCGGATTCCTTCTGGGGGGATGAGACAACGCCAAAGGCATTCAGGGATGAACTGTATGCCGAGGAGGGCGACGTAACCATCTGGATCAACAGTCCGGGCGGGAACGTGTTCGCTGCAGCGGAGATTTACACAATGATCCGCGATTATCCCGGTAATGTTACCGTGAAGATCGATGCCATTGCTGCCAGCGCGGCGTCTGTGGTAGCCATGGCCGGTGACCGCGTGATGATGTCCCCGGTGGCCATGCTGATGATCCATGATCCCATGACCATTGCCATGGGGAACGCGAAGGCCATGGAAAAGGCCATCACAACGCTGAATGAGGTAAAGGAAAGCATCATCAACGCCTATGTGGCAAAGACTGGGCTTTCCCGAAACAAGGTCGCCAGGCTGATGTCCGACGAGACCTGGCTGAATGCAAAAAAGGCTGTAGAGCTGGGCTTTGCTGACGAGATCATGTTTGCCGGGAAGAAAGCCGAAGCGGATGATCCTGAGGAGCAGGATGACGACGCCGACGATCACGACAACGATGACGATGTCCCGGAGGAGGAGAAGAAGGATGGTGGGGTTTACCTCGATGCTCGCCCGATGGCTGCGGCACTGGAGGGCGTGCTGTATTCTACCCGAGCTATGGGGCGGACGATACTCAACAGTCTCGGAGCCTTTGTCGAGGGTGAATCCCCTCGCACCGAAGGTGAAGCCCATCCTGCCGAGAACGAGCCTGAAGGGGAAGCAGCCCCTGTGGAGGAAGATTCCGCTCCGCAAGAAGAGCCTGTGAAAACTGACAGGGAAGAAGTTGTGTCTCCTTCGCCGACAGACGAAGCTGGAATAACCGGGGAAGACACCAGCTCGCAGGACGCGACCGGGGTGACTGTGGAAGCCGAGGAGGAGCCCAGAAGCGGCGTTCTCCCGGGCGGCTCCATCGTCATCAACATGGATGGTCGCACAGAGGACGGCAGCATGCCGTATATCATTCTGAAAAATCAGCTGGACCGGATGCGCTGACCGGTTGCCGGCTGTTTTTTAATCCCATTTTCAAAACGACATCAATTTGGAGGTATTTTGCTATGAGCAAGATCATGGAACTGCGCGGCAAGCGCAACACCCTGTGGGAGCAGACCAAGAACTTTCTGGAAGAGCACCGCGACGAGAACGGCCTGGTGGCTGCTGAGTTTGTTGATCAGTATGATCGCATGGCAGATGAAGTGGCGAAGCTGGGCAAGGAGATCGAGCGGCTTGAGCAGCAGGCCGAGATGGACGCCAGGCTGGCCCAGCCCACGACCGCTCCCGTGAAGAACAGCCCCATGGGCCCTCACAAGGATGCTGTTAAGCCCACGGCGACCGACGAGTACAACAAGGCCTTCTGGGACATGATGCGCGGCGACGGTCATGTCATGGAGGTACGCAACGCCCTGTCCGTGGGTAAGGACGACGAAGGCGGCTATACCGTTCCGGGCGAATTCGAGCGCCGCCTGATTCAGGGCCTGGAGGAGAACAATATCTTCCGCCAGATGGCCCACGTCATCCGCACCAGCTCCGGTACCCGTAAGATCCCCATCGCCAACGATACCATGGAGGCCTCCTGGATCGACGAGGGCGAGGAGATTCCTGAGACCACCACGAAGTTCGCGCAGACCACCCTGTCCGCCTACAAGATGGGCGCCATGATCCGCGTGAGCAACGAGCTCCTGAACGAC